TGACTCGTCGTATGATCCAGCAGTCCACGTTGGACATTGAAGCACTCATCCGTGATGACTTGGCACAATCTATTGCAACTGCAATGGACTTGGCTGCATTAGCGGGAACTGGTTCAAGCGGTCAGCCAACAGGTATCAAGACTACTAGTGGCATTAACACCGTTAGCTTCGGTGCCGCCGTAGACCTGATTCCTACGTTTGCACAAGTTGTACAGATGGAAACTGAAGTAGCGGCAGACAACGCTCTGCAAGGCAACCTTGCTTACATCCTCCCTGCGTCAATGTACGGCGCTTTGAAGACTGTAGAGAAGGCTGCTAACACTGCACAGTTTGTCATTGAGCCAGGCGGCACTATGAATGGTTATAAGGCTATTGTCTCTAACCAGTGTACCGCAGGTGATTTGTACTTCGGCAACTTTAGCGACCTACTCGTCGGAATGTGGGGCGGTTTGGACATATTGGTTGATCCATATACCAACTCCAAGTCAGGTACTATCCTGATCCGCGCTATCCAGAGCATGGACGTTGCAGTACGACACCCCGTTAGTTTCTGCTTGGGCCAAGATGCCTAGTAGACATTAGTGGTAATTAAGATAGGTGGGGATTCGTCCCCACCGACTCTTGGAGGCAAGATGAAATATCAAGTTTTGAGAAACTGTGTTATTGGCGGTGCGCCTAGAAAGGCTAAGTCGGTAATGGAAATCTCTGATGAAGAAGCTAGGGATTTGATGGGTATCGGACGAATTGCGCCATACGATGAGCCTAAAGTAGAGAACAGAGCGGTTGCTCTTGATGACTCTGCTGAAGCCCCTAAGAAGCGAACATATAAGAAGAAGAAGGATGGTTGAGACTGCCGCTGATCGGCTAATCATGCTGAATGACTTTGGCGTTGACTGCGTGTATACACCGTCTGGTGGTTCTGCGGTTACGATAAAGACTATTCTTCTAAACGATTACTACTCTGTTGAGACGGGTAGTGTCGCGGTAGAGGTTAATCAGCCTATTGCAGTTATTAGGACTGCTGACGCTGCTTCCATAGCTCACCAAGACACCATGGTGATTAGCAGCATTACATACAAAGTGGTAAACGTTAGGCCAGACGGTACAGGCATCTCTGAGATTCAACTGGAACAGCAATGAGTCATATAAGGCAGCAGATCAGAGAACAGGTAGGGACAACGCTGACGGGTCTTACGACAACGGGTAGCAATGTCTTTGAGTCGCGAGTTTATCCGTTGAGCGATGCTTCACTACCCGCGCTGATTATTTACTCTAAGTCTGAAACAAGCAGCATATCTACAATGGGTACTGGTCTGGGAATAGACCGGACGATGACCCTGACGATTGAGGCGTATGTAAAAGCCAACCTTACTTTTGATGACACAATAGACACCATTTGTGCCGAAGTAGAAGTTGCCATGGGAACCGATCCAAAGTTAAACGGCAAGGTGAGGTTTAGTTACTTGGAGTCCACCGACATAGATTATGATGGTGACGGTGAGAATCCGATAGGGTACGCAACAATGAATTATGTTGTAGAATATAGGACCGCACAAAACGCTCCTTCCACAGGAATATAGGTGATATAATATGAAGTTATACAGCCCAGACGGGTCAGGCGAAGTTGATGCTCATCCGTCTAAAGTAGAATCTATGATCAACTTAGGTTGGACAAAAGAAAAGAAGGTGAAGGCAAAGTCTAAGAAGGCTAACGTTGATCCTGAAATTAAATCAGATAAGGAGTCTGAATAATGGCTAGTCACATCGGACGCGATGGAATTGTTAAAGTCGGCAGCAACACTGTAGCTGAAGTTAAATCATTTTCCATAGAAGAATCTGCGGATACCGTAGAAACCACGAAGATGGCAGATACCGCGAGAACTCATGTAATCACGTTGACCAGTTTTTCTGGCTCAGTAGATTGCTTTTGGGATGAAACGGATTCTTCAGGACAAGGTGCTTTATCCGTTGGAGCCAGTGTTACTTTGGCTTTATATCCTGAAGGCGACACTACTGGTGACACTTACTATTCCGGTACGGCTTTAGTGACAGGCGTTTCAAGAAGCTCAAGCTTTGACGGAATGGTTGAAGCTAGTATTTCTGTACAAGGAAGCGGCGCGCTAACGTCAGCTACGGTTTAATATGCCGAAGCTAATTGAGAACGCTGTAGCTCATTTTGGCACCAAAGAATTACGCAAGATTGAAGTCCCAGAATGGGAGGTCACCTTGTATGCGAAGAATCTTACGCTTGATGACAAAGCTAGGATGCTTCGCCGTGCGGATGCGGATAACACAGACTATCTAATCTACGCGGTGATCTTTGGTCTTAATGACGAAAATGGTGACCAAGTATTCACCCTTGAAGACAAGGTTCCGTTAAGGAAAAAAGTAGATCCAGACATAGTGACCAGACTCGCTACGTTTGTTCTTGCCGCTGACAATGAGTCAGAGGAGGACAGGGGAAAAAACTTATAACTGACCAAGACACCCCAACTCAGCTATACTATATGTACGAGTTAGCAGAGCGCCTTGGTCAGCCCTTAACAACAATCCTAGAAATGACTGTTTCTGAGTTTGATCATTGGTGGACTTTCTTTAGAGTAAAAAGAGAATTATCAGATGGCGACAAGAGACACAGTCCTAGCAAAGATCCTAATAGATGATCAGACTAAATTAGGATTCAATTCCTATGCTCGTAATGTAGAGCGAGCGAAGAAAACCTCCGAAGCTTTTCGTAAGAACGCCATAGACAAGGTTGCTCTTGGTCTTGAGAATCAGAAGCTGGCGTTGAAGCAGACGGCCAAAGAGCTAGATCTCCTAACCGCTGCTAACCATGGCGCTAACGATGCCCAGTTAGAGCATATCGCTACGCTTCACAAAGATATTGACGCGCTTAATCAAGCCTCTGCCGCGAAAGAAGAAGCCTCCAGGCAAGCTAAGTCTAAAGCAGACGAAGAAAAGCGCCTTCAGCAACTTACCGAAAGAACCATTGCTCAATTAAAAATGGAGAAAGATGTTACTAAAATGACATCTGACGAGCTTCGTTTGATGAAGCTTGAGATGCAAGGTCTCAGCAAAGCACAGATTGCCATGGTGAAGTCAGCCCAAGAGAATACTGCTGCAACTCGCGGTGTTGAAACTGCGGCGATGAGAGCGTCAAAAGGCGGTCTAAGGATGATGCGTGGCGGTTTGGGGCAGGTAGGCCATCAAATACAGGATATTGCAGTACAGTTGCAAATGGGACAGAACGCCCTCTTGATATTTGGTCAGCAGGGTTCGCAGATTGCGTCCTTGTTCGGAAAGAACGGTGCTTTGATTGGTGCTTTGCTCGCTGTCGGCGCGGCAGTTGGTACTTCATTAGCGCCCGCCCTGTTTAACTCCAAGAAAGCAATAGATGAGCTAAAGAAATCTTCTGAAGAAACCGGAAAGATGCTAGAAGTTGATTTTCTTTCTGCTACCGCGAAAGTCACTGAGGAGTTCGCAAAACTATCAAGAGAAAGCAAAGAGCTTGCAGATAATAGATTAAGAATTGCCTTGGTGAACGCAATTGAAGCGGCAAATCTAGCAATGAAAGAGTTTGACTCTACTGCTTCTGTGTTTTTTAAGGGCTTTAATCCGGCAGCGCCAGAAGCGATGCTAGATAGATTGGCTAATAAATTTGACATCAGCACTAGCGAAGCAGAAAAGCTTAGAGGCATGTTCTTAAAGCTTGGTCTTGGAGGAGAGAAGGCAGCAGCAGCCCTTAGTTCTTATGTTAATGAGTTGGCCTCCGCCAAAGATCCGACAGACAAAAAGAGCGCCGCTTTAATTAAGCTTGACGGTGCTTTATTAGAAAATATACATGCGGTTAAAGAATCAGTAACGATTCAAAAGCTGTTGCAAGATGTTTTGAATGGTAGTCAAAAAGAATACAAAGATACGACAAAGGCGGTCAAAGAATTAACGGAAGCAAAAAAATCTTCTTTTGATGCCTTTAAAAGCTCAATGAACTCGTATCTCTTGGAGCAGATAGCTATACAGCAGGGTGAAGACGCTGCTCTTAGGTACAAGCTTGCTTTGGATGGTCTTACGTCAACTCAGATTGATTTGATGCTGAAGATGCACAATAAAACAAATGCTTTAAGAGACGATAAAGAAAAGACGGACAATAGTGCAAAGGCGCAAGATAATTTTGTCACAAGCCTGAAGCGTTCAACACAAGAAATAGGGCTTAATGAAGACGCTTTAACAAGACTGCAAGGCAAGCGGTTAGGAGTTGACCCCAAGATTACGGAGTCGTTAATTGCCGAGAGAAAAGCCCGCCAGGGAAACGCTGATGCTACAGAAAAAGAAGTTAAATCAGCAGAGGAACTAAAGGCTTCTAGGGAAAATTTGGTTGAAGGGATTGTAGCTCAAGCAGACGCATACGGGAAAAGCAGTATAGAACTTGCGATACACCAAGCTAGTATTCTTGGGTTGGGTGAAACAGCTAGGCAAGAATTTGATGAAGCAATAGATAGAATAAAAAGGTTAAGGGAAGAAGAGGAAAAGACAAAGAAAGACGAAGCTCATAAATTAAAAACTGAGACCGATTTTGAGTCCTTGCGTAAATCTTTGTTGTCTGAAGAGGAGGCGCTGTTGGAGTCTTACGACAGACAGAATCAGATAGTAGACGATTATCTTCTTCTTAACGCAGACAAAGAACGAGAGGCCAGTGAAATCAAGCTTCAAATACTTGCTGACCTCCAGAAGA